GTTATGGCTGGCTGCCTTCCTTCTGATTTCCCGCGGCTCGCTTATAATAAAATCTATGATGATTTTTTCAAAGATGAGGATCTGGTTCCTAATTTTGATCCTACTACTAATACGGGCCTTTTAAAAAGAGCGTATCGTAAGGACTATTTTACGTCGGCAAGGCCATTTACCCAGCGAGGCGATCCCGCAGGATTGCCTATCGCGGGTACTACTTCTGCTGTATATGATAGTGATATTACCGTACAGTCGCTTGTAAGTGACGCTGTGCCTTATGCTGATACTGATTTTCAGGTAAAGACAGTTTTACCGGGTACTGGTACCGATGACCCGATGCGTATTCGGCAAAATCGTTTGAACGAAAATACTGTAGACTTGGCCGCGAATACCTTCAATATTGCACAACTCAGATGGGCCTTCCAGGTCCAAAAATGGCAAGAGCGAAATGCTCGTGCCGGTGTGCGTCTGAAAGAATTCATCATGAGTCACTACGGAGTTTCTATAGGTGATGCTAGGCTCGATAGAGCAGAATTCATCGGTGGATCCAAGCAAAAAATAGTTTTGTCGGAAGTCCTCCAGACGTCCAGTTCTGCATTCGAATCTGGTCCTGTATCACTTACTCCCCAAGGTAACTTGGCTGGACACGGTATATCGGCCGCGACCAACCGTGTTGGTTCTTATTATGCGCCGGAACATGGCGTTCTTATGGCTATTCTCTCTATTCTTCCTAAATCTATGTACCAGCAAGGTCTTGATAGAGAATGGAATAGAAAAACTAGGTACGACTTTTACTTTCCTGAATTTGCTCATCTTTCTGAACAGATGGTTGAAAACTCGGAAATATTTGTAACTGATGGTAACGCCGCAACTAACAATGCTGAATTTGGTTACCAAGGTAGATATGACGATCTTCGTCATGCACGATCCAAAGTAACTGGTCTAATGCGTTCTGATGCGGTTCCCAATACGGAATATTGGCATGGTGCTCGTAACTTTGATTCCGTTCCGATTCTCAATAAGGATTTTATAGAAGTCGATAAGGCTTCGTATGATCGGTTGTTTGCGTTGGAAAACGCTTATCAATGCCAAGTCCGAATAGGACACATTATAAGAGCTATTAGGCCCATGCCCTTTGCTTCTAATCCTGGTCTTATTGACCATTTCTAGGAGATCATATGAAACAACTAAAGGCAAACGTACGATCGGAATTCAATCCTCCTCCTGTAGTAGGTGAGGTAAATAACGGCCCAGTTCTTGTAGAACGTGGTGGATATCTTCCTACTCATGTTCTTGTTCCTCAAATGCTCGCCGCTGGAAGGCGTCTTGGTGAACATTATGATGAATTGTATGATTCTTTGGAGGGTAAAATACCCGATGACTTCGTTAATCCGCTCTCTGATAATGAATTCGATGAAATCGATAAAAAAACCGCGTACGATCTTATGGAAGAGAAACTATTGGCGCGTAAGAAGGCTTTGGCCGATCAGAATGCGAAAGCAGAAACTGAAAAACTTAGAGCTCAGATCAAAGCTGAGCTCGAATCCGAAAAACCCGTACCTACTGTAGATGAGGAAGCTACGTGAGTGATTGGTTAGCGGCTGGCGCTCAAGCTGCCGGAGGATTGATGGGAGGCCTTACCGGCCTTCTAAATATAGGATTTAATAGAAAGGCATATTGGCGTCAACTCGAAAGAGAAGATACTGCGGTACAACGTCGTACTCAAGATATGGAAGCGGCTGGTGTTAATCCTCTCTTGGCCGCAGGTCAACCTGCTCAATCTACGCCGCAGGCTCAACAAAAAGCTCCTGATCTCTCTGGCTTCGGTAAAGGTATGGAAGCGATGATGAATCGCGTCCTGCTTCATAAAGCAAACACCGATATTTCTAGAACTGAAGCGGAAACCCGGTATACTGATGAACAAACCAAAGGTGTAGAAAAACGAAATGCCCTCATCGATCAAGAATTTGGACTTAAAGAAAGAGGAGTTTCGGCTACGGAAGCTGCCAATGAGCTTAGGCAAGCCGAAATCAATATCAAAGAGAAGTATTCAGATGCGCAAATTCGTGGCATTGATTCAACGATCTCGAGGAATAGAGCGCTAAATACTCTCACTAGGGCTCAGTCCGAGCAGGTTCATGCAAATATATATAATATCTATTCTATGATAGACTACCGGGATGCTCAGAGACTTGGTCAACTTATTGAAAATGAATTCAAAGCCGCTGACTTTGAGAAGCTTGGAAATACTTCCTTTCCCCGCGGAGCTGGAGGCTGGCTTACTGATATTGCTCGTACTTATCAACTCTCCGCCAGCTCACTCAGGGATCTTCTAAATAAAAACGAAAAGCCTGAAGGTATGTCTTCTGGTATGTGGAATTTATTGAAAATAGTAACTGGTCGAGGCCAGGAAGTCGCCGATGATTGGGACGCTTCTCGTGATAATAAATCTACCTTTCGTGGAACTGGCTCAACTGGATCTTGGGATACTCCGCAGTCAGGATCTGATCGTGCTCCTCCTATGAACTCTGGAACTGGAATGAGGTGATATATGTCTTATCGTCGTGGTCGTCGCAAAACTTATGGTCGTCGTGGAAAGACTCGTGGACGTCGTGGTAAAAGGCGTATCCGTCGCGTGTCTGTGTCTCGTGGTGGTTACAGGCTGTAGTATTGACTACGTAGAATATCTACGTATTAGGCCTATAAATGAAATGGACTGTGCACGTCCTCTCTGGTTAGATCACTATGAAATTCTAGCTCCTTGCGGAAAATGTCCCGCATGTAAAA